CAGGTGCACAAAAGAATTTTATTGGCAGAGAAGGTTTTGTTTGGTGGATTGGCGTTGTTGAAGATCGCCAAGATCCAGAACAGCTTGGTCGTGTTCGAGTTCGTTGTTTTGGTTGGCACACAGAAAATAAAGAATTGATTCCTACTAATTTATTGCCTTGGGCGCACACAGTGCTTCCTGTAAATCATCCTGGCGCCTATACACCAAAAGAAGGTGATATGGTGATGGGATTTTTTATGGACGGTATGTCTGGGCAAAATCCTGTGGTGATGGGCGTTATTCCTGGAAAACCTAGCAAGAAACCAAAATATGATCAAGGTTTTTCTGACCCTAGAACCTCTTTTGATAACGCGCCGAAAAAACCTAGTGACTCTGCTGAAGCCTATCCTAAATCAAAATATGTCAAAGAATCTACACTTAATAGACTAGCAAGAGGAAAATCTCAGTCTACAGTTATAGAAACAAGAAAGAAAAATAGAAAATCTTCTATAAAATCAGCAGGTGGTGTTACTTGGGCAGAACCAAATTCTTCATTCGCTCCAATATATCCCTATAATAATGCAATTGAAACGGAGTCAGGGCATGCGTTTGAACTTGACGATACACCCAACAATGAACGCATTCAATTAGCTCATAGAAATGGTTCATACATCGAAATTGACAAAGATGGTAATCGTTTAGAAAGAATTCAGAAAGACCATTACTCTGTCACGATGGGTTCTGATCATGTTTATATTAGCGGAAAATGTTCAGTAACTATTGATGGCGATTACAATATTCGCGTTGGCGGAAATATGAATGTTGAAGTAGCAGGGCAAATTAACATGTCCGCTGCTAAAGATATTCGTATCAAAGGTAAAGACAATTACGTTGAATCAACAGGCAAAACAAATATTAAATCCACTGGAGAAGCTAATTTTGCCTCTGGTGGGAAACTTAGTTTACGCGGTGCTACTGCTGCACTCCAAGGTTCAACAGTAGACATTCCTGCCGCTCAAATTAACATGCAATCAGGTTCAGCTACAATGGCTGCTGGAACAGGATTAACGGGTGGAAGTAGTGCTACAGTCGCAAGTGAAGCTGCAGCTGCTGCTAATGCTGCTGCCAACACAGCTTCCACTGGCGGAACAGGTGTTGCAGGTGCAATAGATGGCGTTCTCTCGGGAGTTACTTCTGCAGTCACCGCTGTCACTGGAGCAGTCACTGGAGCAGTCAGTGCAGTAACTGGTGCTGTAGCAGGTGCTGTTGGTGCAGTTACAGATGCCGTCGGTAAGACTATTGATGGTATAACTGCAAGCGTGTCGGGTGCTACACAACAATTAAAGGGTGAACTAGATGGAGCTATTAAATCACTAGATTCTAATTCTCCATTAGGTCAAATACAAGCTAAAGTTACTGAACTTGAAACATCTATCAATAACAAGCGTGGCGACATTTTAGGTTTGGCTGGAACAGAAAAACAAAATGTCCTTGGTAAGATTGATCAAGTTATTGAAAAATCTGCAGCTAAGAATATTACCTTTGACATTGATCAAGACATCAAAACTGAAATTGACAAATCTAAAAACAAACTACAAGAAGTGACAGTAACAGGTAAGAGAGTTTATCCTAAGACCGAAACTGTCACCAAAACTACCACTAGTGAATTGATTACTGCTGATCAAACCAATGCACTGTTAGCGATCGCTGCAGCAAATCGACGATCATCTAATACTGGTTAAAAATGACTGCTATTTCTATTCCATGTCCAGCAACGTTGTTGCCCACAAAAGCAGACTTGGTGAATATCTTCACCGAACTTGCTTCTGTACCTTCAAAAATAGAAGCTGAACTGGCAGCTGCTGAGGAAAGATTAGCATTTGATCCTAACATTTCAGATAGCGTAAGAGCTGAATTAGAGCAGCAAATACTTAATTTTCGTCAAACTGCTGATGATATTCGCAAACGTATAGATCAGATTAAAGATGCATTGGGTAATTTCCCAATATCGGTAACTGACCCAGTCTATGTTGGAGTTAGCATTCCAGATTTAGAATGGGAGCGTAGAATGACAGCTCTAACACAAGAGTACCATTTATATCTTCAATCTAAAATGATGGAGATTATTAATGCAGTTTTACCCATTAGTTTTAGTATTCCTGTGCTTGGATTGAGCATCGATGTCGTTAAAATATTTTCTGATGCAGGATATCGCGCGGGACTGAAAGCGCAAATTCAACAAAACGTCGATTCATTTCATAACCTTATACCTGAGCCTTATAAAAGTTATGCAGGAGAAAATGGAATCGACTCCGATGCTATAAAGGCTGAGATTACATGGTCATATATCATGGGTCAACTCAAAAAAGGCGGTTTAAAGATTCTTTTTGATGCGTTTGGAGGATTGATTAGTAAATTTAAAACCATTTGGGACGCATTAGGTTTGCCAGCTCTACCCGCGTTGACAGATTTAAATGTGAAGGGTTTGATTGAAGCTAAAATTGCCTCGTTAAGAGCACAATTGAAGACCGCGCCCGATGATATTAAAAATGAGATTCGCCAAGCCATATTAGACGCAATCGATTCAATTTCAGTAGCAGGATTCGGTATCGATCAAATTACAGGTGGCGATATAGAAACCTATGTCACAAGTTTGGAGCAGAAGATAGAGCGTAAATTGGAAGCATTGCGAGATTTCGGCGAAGATTGGCCAGAGTATCTTATTAGACAATGGATGCAAAAGGTCACCGCATTCTTTAATGCCATCGGATTAAGTGCTTTGACACAATGGATCACGTTTAACTTTTGTCAATTTTTAAAATTAATCGGTGTTCCAACTTCTATAGACATAGGATATGGTGTTTCTGTAGGATTGAATGAAAGTGCTGCTCTTGACGCAGCTTAATATAAATAAATTGCAAACATTTTAAGAGATTTTAAATGGCTATAGCTCTAAATACCAGAACATATAAAGACATCGATTTGGATTTTTTAGCCAATCCAATCACAAAAGATGTTTTGAAAAAAACAAACGAAGAAGCTATAGCAGCCTCTATTTCTAACTTGTTGCAAACTTCAAATTATGAGAGACTTTTTAACCCAGATCTGGGATGTAATTTAAAAAGATATTTGTTTGAGCCTGTAGACGACATTACAACGAATAACATTCGGGAAGAAATAGTCAGAACAATAGTTAATTTTGAACCTCGAGTAGATCTATTAGATGTACAGGTAGAACCATTCCCCGATGAAAATTTATACAACGTTGCGATCAAATTTTTCATAAAGAATGACCCAGACCCAATCACCATTACCCTATTCCTAGAACGAGTAAGATAACATGGCAAATATTGATGCAAAACTTAAAGTTGCCGAGTTGGATTTTGATACTATCAAAACCAATCTGAAGAACTACCTCAAGTCTCAGTCGGAGTTTAGCGACTACAACTTTGAGGGTTCAGGCATGTCTGTTTTGTTAGACGTTCTAGCTTATAACACACACTACATGGGATACTATTTGAATATGGTGTCCAACGAAATGTTCATTGATACTGCTCTAACTCGTGGTTCAGTTGTTTCTCATGCCAAACTGCTAGGTTATACACCAAGATCTCGTGTGGCTTCTCGCGCAGCATTGAATTTAACTATTACGCCTGTCGCAGGTGATGCTAATTCTTCTATTGTTATTCCAAGATTTACTCGATTCGTATCAGAAACTAAAGAAGGCGTAAACTACATCTTCACCAATCCTAGCTCTAGAATAGTCACTAAAAATGTGACCACTGGGTTGTTTGTCGCTGAAAATTTAGAAATTAAAGAAGGTCAGCCTGTTACTTTCACTTTTACCTACAATTCTCAAACTAATCCACGCCAAGTTTTTGAACTTCCAGATGTCGGGATTGATACTTCTACGCTTGAAGTGGTAGTGCAAAATTCAGAACAAAATGCCAATCAGGAAACACATATTTTAGCTCAAGATGCTACTGATGTTGATCCAAATGCTTTAGTTTATTATCTTGAAGAAAATAAAAATGGTCGGTATCAAATTTATTTTGGTGACGATGTAATAGGTAAAAAAATTGCAGAAGGAAATATTGTTATCGTTTCTTACTTAATTACAACAGGTGAAAATGCTAATAATCTTAAAGACTTTAAGTTACTTGACAATATTTTAACAGGTTCTACAACTACCATTACTTTAGCTTCTGAGTCTTCATCAGGTGCACCAGAAGAAACTATAGATCAAATTAGATTTACAGCACCGAAAGCATTTATTGCTCAAAATCGCGCAGTTACTAAGAATGATTATATTGCATTGATTAATCGCGACTATCCATACTTCGAAGCTGTAAATGTTTGGGGCGGTGAAGAAAACGATCCGCCTGTTTATGGTAAAATATTTTTTACAGCAAAACCGTTAGGTGGATATGAAATTACTGCAACAGAAATAGAATTTGTTAAAAATACTGTTCTTAAACCATTTAGCGTATTGACAGTAACACCTGAATATGTTGCAGCAGACTATAACTATTTAAATTTAGCAGTAGAAGTAAACTATAATCCAACAAGAACTAATAAAACAGGCGACGAGATTCGTGCTAGTGTGCTATCAGCAATTAGAAACTTTGCTGACATCAATTTAGACACCTTCAATAATAGCTTTAGAATTTCTAAATTGTCCAGAGCCATAGATGATGCTGATAATTCAATCACAAATAATGATGTTAAAGTTGTGTTGGAGAAGCGTTTCTCAGTAGATATTACTCGGTCATCAGATTACATACTTAACTTCGATACACCATTAAAACAAGGAACAACTACAGAAAGAATTATTTCAACACCATCATTCGGTTATGTTGATAACAATGGAGTGGTGCGCGATTGTTTCATTGAAGAAGTTCTTCAATCATTTACAGGCGTTGAAGAAATTGAGGTGTTAGCTGGAGGTTCGGGTTATGTGTCAACTCCAACTGTGATAATTGAAGGTGATGGTCAAGGCGCACTAGCAACAGCAACTATTGTAAATGGTTCTATTAGAAATATAAATGTAGCTCAAACAGGTTCAGGTTATACGTCAGCAACTGCTAGAATTTCGGGTGGTGGTGGATCAGGAACTTCGCTGCGAGTAAATTTGCAAGGCAGAACTGGTAAATTACGTATCTATTATTTTGATACTAACAACATTAAAAAGACTATTACTAATGATGCTGGATCTGTTGATTATGCTACAGGTAAAATAGTTTTAGAAAACTTTACGCCTGTTTCAGTTTCTGATCCTTTCGAAACACTTGTTGTTAAAGCTGTACCTGTTTCTAAAGTGTTTAGCTCTGAAAAAAATAGAATTTTGACTTTAGACCAATCTGATCCAACTTCCATTTCTCTAACAGTTAATGCTGTTCTTGAATAGATAACCTGATATGTCTGCAACAGAAAAAACTATTTCATCGCTAATTAG